CAGCAGGTGGTGACACAGCTGCGCCAAACACAGCAGGAGCTGGAGGAGCAGGTTTAACAATTTCATCTATATATCCAGGATCACCCATATCTGCAGTCGGTGGTGGCGGCGGTGGTGGTAATAATTCTGGTGGACCAGGAGGAGCTGGAGGAGCTGGTGGTGGAGGAGCTGGCGCTGGAGCTGGTGCTAGTCCAGGCACAGGAACTGCAGGAGGAACTAACACAGGTGGTGGCGGTGGTGGTGCTGGCGCAGGTGGACCAACATCAAAAGGTGCTGCAGGTGGACCAGGTTTTTTTGCAATGAAAGAATTAAATAAAGCGTCAGGAGTTTGGTCAATGTCCGAACAACTTGATGCTATAAAAGATGGAACATGGGTTAAAAGACCTAATGTTACAGTAAATTATTTAGTGGTAGCAGGAGGTGGTGGTTCAAGAAGTTTTTCTGATACATCAGCAGGAGGAGGTGCTGGAGGTTATAGGGCATCAGGATTTGGTCCTTCACCTTTACAAGGCTCAGCTTTAGAACTTTATACAGGAGATTATACAGTTACAGTCGGTGGTGGTGGATCTAAAGGTTCACAAGGTGAAAGTTCAACATTTGATAGTATTACATCTGCTGGAGGTGGAACTGCTGATAGTCCTAAAGATGGTGGATCAGGTGCTGGAGATGGTGGATCAGGTAATACTCCACCAACAGATCCACCTCAAGGTAATGATGGTGGAAACAGTGGAGGTGGTGGAGCTGGTGGAGCTGGTAGTGATAGACCTAGTCCTTCACAAGGTGGTCAAGGTGGAGCAGGAGTACCAAATTTAATTAACTGTGGTGGTACACCTTTTTCAAGAACAGTATTTGCAGGTGGTGGAGCTGGTGGAGCTGATCCTCCAGGTAGTTCACCACAACCAAATCCAACGGGCGCTCCTGGTGGAGGAGGTCAAGGTGGTGCTAGAGGTAATGATAGTTCAACTGATGGAGCAACTAATTCTGGTGGAGGAGCTGGAGGACAAGGAGCAAATTTATCAGGTCAATCTGGTGGACCAGGATTTGTGGCTGTAAGAGTTCCAGGTTCTTTTTCTTTATCTGTAAGTCCTGGCACAAACGCAACCGCAACTCACCCAGGTGGAGATAAGATAGCTACATTTACTGTATCTGGAACGTTGACAATAAGTTAATTTTAAAATAATATTAAAATATTTAAGGAGTAAAAATATGGCACATTTTGCAGAATTAAAAGCAATGACAGATCCTACAGGATTTACGTCAGATTCACATCAAGTAGTACAAAGAGTTGTAGTTGTAGGAAACGATTGTGTTCCTTCAGACATGCATCCAGATGGAGAAACATGGTGTGTTAATTTTTTTAGAGGTGGAATTTGGAAACAAACTTCTTACAATCATAATTTTAGAAAACAATATGCAGGAAAAGGATACGTTTATGATCCTATAAAAGATAAATTTTTAACTCCACAGCCTTTTGCTTCATGGTCACTAGATGATAATGATGATTGGCAAGCACCAAACGCTCGTCCATCTATTACAGATGATGGTCAAGAAACACCAGAGTGGTATTACACAATTTATTGGAACGAAACAAAATACAACGCTGACAACACTAAAGGTTGGGAAGCGACTAAATCAAACGACGACTCGGAAACACCTACCAAATACGATTGGAATGGCACAGCTTGGGTGTCCGAATAGGAGGACACTTAAATGCCTAGATCAAAATCAGGCTCATTAAACGGTGGAATAATTGGAAAAAAGAATTTAGCTTCTTTTGGAAAAGATGTTGTTACTGCCAAAACATCTACAGGAAATGTTTGTCTTCAATCAGGAACAAGAATAGTTTCTGTTGCAGTTGTTGGTGGTGGAGGTGGTGTTGGTGGTGGAGGTGGTGGTTTTAGATTATTAGAGTCAGTAACTGCTGAAGGAACGATTCCAGTTACAATAGGTGGTGGAGGAAGTGGTGCACCAAGTCCATCTGGACCAGGTAGTGGTTTAAGAGGAAATGATACAGTATTTGGAAGTGCAACTCAACCCATAACAAGTTCAGGAGGTGGTACAGGTAATCCACCTGCTACTGGGCCAGGAGGTTCAGGTGGAGGAACATATTCTACAAATCCAAAAGGAACAGGTAATGTAGGAGGTTTTGATCCACCAGAAGGAAACCCTGGAGGATGTGGAGTTGCTTGTGGTAATGGCGGTGGAGGTGGAGCAGCAGCTGCTGGCTCTAACGCAACTTCTTCCGGTCCAAATGCTAGAGGTGGTGCAGGAGGAGCAGGTTCTCCAATAGCACCTATTTTTGGATCAGCCCCACAACCAATTTATATTTCAAATGTTTCTGGAAACGGACCTACAGCTTGTGGACATTTCTCAGGTGGTGGAGGTGGTGGAGGTAGAGGATCTTCTCCTAACTCCGGTGCCGATGGAGCAGGCGGAATAGGTGGAGGATCTGCTGGAATGAGAGGTCCAGGAACAATAGCAAATGCAACTGCTAATTCTGGTGGTGGCGGAGGCTCATCAGTTTTTTGTACAGTTGGTGGTCAAGGTGGATCTGGTTTTGTTGCAGTGAAAGAATTAAACAAAGCAAGTGGTGTGTGGTCAATGCAAAGTCAATTTCAAGCTATATCTAATGGTACATGGCCTGATGGCGCTGTCACTTTAGGTGTAGATGTCAATTATTTAGTTGTTGGTGGTGGAGGTGGTGGTGGTAAAGCCTGTGCTAGAGCATCTGGTGGTGGAGGAGCTGGAGGTTACAGAGCTTCTGGTTTTGGACCTAGTCCACTTAGAGGATCAGCTTTATCAAGTTTAACAACAGGAACTTATACAATTACAGTCGGTGGTGGTGGATCAGCTGGTCAATACGCTGTGCAAGCAGGAAGTGGTGAAGATTCAACTTTTTCAACAATTACATCCGCTGGAGGTGGAGGTGGTGGTTCAGAACAAGGTTGTGTTAGAATTGGTGTAGCTGGTGGTTCTGGTGGAGGTGGTGCTGGAGCCGCTATTCCAGGTAATGTAGTTCCTGGAGGAGCAGGTAATACTCCACCAACAGATCCACCTCAAGGTAAAGATGGAGGTAATGCTTTTTTAACAAACGGACCACAATCTGCTGGTGGTGGAGGAGGTGGTGCAACTGCCGCTGGATCAAATGCATCACCTGGTGATAGTGGTAACGGAGGTGCTGGAGCACCAAATACAATTTTAGGACCTGATACTTCTTATGCTGGCGGTGGTGGTGGAGCACAAGGTGATGATGGTGGACCAGTTGGTAGTGGTGGAGCTGGTGGTGGAGGAGCAGGAGGAGATGACGGCCAAGGAACAGCAGGTACAGCAAATACTGGTGGTGGGGCAGGTGGAACATCTCATCAGCCATCTGCTGCAGTAGCTGGTGGATCAGGTATTGTTGTTGTTAGAGCACCTAGTGCAGTAACTTTTGCAGTCACTCCTGGATGTAATACAGCTTCAAGTCACCCTGGCGGAGATAAAATAGCTAAGTTCATAGTTTCAGGAACATTGACTATTACTAAATAAATGTTATAAAAAGTTCATAAAGACATATGAACCTTGCAAACTATTATTGGTATTTTCAATCAGCCATACCTTCTCGTATATGTGATGATATTGTAAAATATGGTCAACAACTTCAAGATCAAATGGCAGTCACTGGTGGTTATAGTCATGGTAAAAAATTAAATCAAAAACAAATAAAAGATTTAAAAACAAAAAGAGATTCAAACATTGTTTGGATGAACGATAGATGGATTTACAAAGAAATACATCCCTATGTTAATCTAGCAAATCAAAGTGCAGGTTGGAATTTTGAATGGAATTGGTCTGAATCTTGTCAATTTACAAAATATAAAAAAGGTCAATACTATGATTGGCACTGTGATAGTTGGGACAAACCTTATTGGAGAGAAAATCAAAACGATCCAACAAATGGTAAGATAAGAAAATTATCAGTAACAGTAACTTTATCAGATCCAAAAGATTATAAAGGTGGTGAGTTAGAATTTGATTTTAGAAATTTAGATCCTGATAAAAAACCCAATATTAAAAAATGTAAAGAAATATTACCTAAAGGATCTTTGGTTGTATTTCCATCATTTGTGTGGCACAGAGTGTGTCCAGTTAAAAGTGGAGAACGTAACAGTTTGGTGATCTGGAATTTAGGATGGCCTTTCAAATAATAAAAATAAAAAATACTAAAATGTTAAATAAAATTATTTCTGACATAAAGAAAGCTAAAAAATCAAAAGAAACAACTAATGTAAAAGCAAAAAGAACAGATTGGAAATCTCTGTTAAAAGAAAATTCAATTAAATACTTTTTAGATAAATATCTAACAAACTATTTTATATATGAAATATGGGGAAATATATATAAAGAAAAAGATTACGTTCTTGAGCATGACCATATTAATACAAGTCCACATATGTACTTTGATACATGTGGAGTTTTATTCTTAACTAATACAAAAACACCTTTAAATTTTACAAGTATGTTAAAAAAACATTTAGGTAAAAAAGGAGATTTATTATTATTTAAACCAAATGAATTGCATTCTGTAGATAAAGTGATAGACAAAGAGAGAATAACTTTAAGTTTTAATGGAAGGATGAAAGAAGAATATGAAAAAGAAAAAAACTAAAAAACAAAAAACATTAGCTTTTCCAAAACAATTACAATTAGAACAATATTTTTCATCACCTATATGGTGGGCTGATGAACCTAGTTTTGTTGATAAATTAAACAAAGCATCAGATCCATACATTGAAGCATCTAAGAAAAATTTAAAACCAACTATTGATAAACGTAATAAAAAGTTTGGTAATAAAGGTGACATGGGTCATGTATTTCATTCTACAAGTTTGATCGGTGATCCTAATTTTTTAGAATTACAAAATTATGTAGGTGCAACCGCACATAACTTATTAAATGAAATGGGTTTTGATTTAACAACCTATCAAATATTTACTACAGAATTATGGGTACAAGAGTTCGCTAAAAAAGGTGCAGGGCACCATACATTACATACGCATTGGAATGGTCACATATCAGGATTTTATTTTTTAAAAGCTTCAGAGGCAACATCAATGCCTTTATTTGAAGATCCTAGAGCAGGCAATGTTATGAATCTTTTACCAGAAAAAGATAAAACAAAAGTAACCATTGCATCTACACAAATAAATTATAAAGTTAAACCAGGTAGAATGATATTCTTTCCATCATACTTACCTCATCAATATACTGTTGATATGGGTTATGAACCATTTAGGTTTATACATTGGAATTGTCAGGCTATACCAAAAGGAGTGTTAAATGTCGTTTAAAAAAAATAAATATAGTGTTTTAAAAGGAGCTATTTCAAAAGAGTTAGCTGACTTTGTATACAAATACTTTCTAAACAAAAGAAACGTTGCAAGAGTATTATTTGATCAAAGGTATATGTCACCATTTACAACTGAATTTGGTGTATGGAATGATGAACAAGTACCTAATACTTATTCTCATTATGCAGATATAGCTATGGAAACTTTATTGCAAGAAGTAAAACCTGTTATGGAAAAACATACAGGATTAAAATTATCTGAAACCTATTCTTATGCAAGAATATATAAAAACGGAGATGTTTTAGCTAGACACAAAGATAGATATTCATGTGAAATATCTACCACATTAAACTTAGGTGGCGATCCATGGCCTATCTATCTTGATCCTACAGGTAAAAAAGGTCAAGCAGGTATTAAAGTAGATCTTAAACCAGGTGATATGTTGATTTATTCTGGATGTGATTTAGAACATTGGCGAGATGAGTTTAAAGGTAAGGATTGTGGTCAAGTATTTTTACACTACAATAAAGCTAACTCAAAAACAGCTAAAGAAAATGCATTAGATAAAAGACCTTTACTCGGTTTACCAAGTTGGTTTAAAGGTAAGAAGTTGACTATATCTAAAAAATAGTCTATAAATTAGACTGGTACGGGAGTTCCACCACACCACAACTCCCGTGCTTTTACTCTGTTCATTAAGTAATAAATTTGGTATACATGGATTTATTATGTTACAAAAGATAGGTTTTCAGCCAGGTTTTAATAAACAAATTACAGAAACCACAGCCGAAGGACAATGGGTTGATGGTGATAATGTGAGGTTTAGATATGGTACACCTGAAAAAATAGGTGGTTGGTCACAATTGGGTGAAGATAAAATGACTGGTGCAGC